GGGAGATGAGCGCCCTCGCCATCGTCACCGAATTTCGGGCCGATGACAGCGTAGGGCACGCTGAACATGTTGGGCTCGTGACCATTGAACATAAATGAGCCCCAGAAAACGTGTGTCAGCTGAGTCGAATACTTCTTGGTATAATTCCTCAAAGCGGTACGAACAGAGTTGCACGTAATCTCTGTAAAGTCCAGATCCTTCTTCAAGCGCGACCGGCGGTCAAACTTGACAATTGAAAAACACGTTGATGCAAACTCGATAAAGGCAGCGACGATGGTGTTGAGCTCGGTTGTGACGCCAGAGCCGCTGTTGTTCTTGTGCCCAGTCTTCTTGAGCTCTCCATTAACGAGTGCAGTGATGTTAACGTTCGCCGCGAGAATCTTCTTGACCTCTTCGTAGTCATCCGGGTGAACGAAGGCGAGAACAAACTTGGTGAACAGCCCGTAAATGTACTTGCTGATCGTCTCGTCCATCTTAGTGTAATCCGTGTCGTGAATGCCGCTGATTGGGCCACCCTCCACGCTGCTTGCCTCGAGTGCTGCCTCACACATGTAACGAATGGCAGCGGCGATGTCGCACGGGGGATTCCCAGGCATGTAAAAACTGCAGTTCTTCAGGACCTCTTTGATGAGCAACGCGACCCTTCCGGTGTCGATTGCCAGGTCCTCCGTGTACTGCGCAACGGCGCGTGGTGCCGCACCAGCCTTAGGCCCAACCTCGGTCTTGAGGTTGACTTTTGCGAGCCCAGACTTGGCTAGCAGCTCGTTATGCCGTTTCAGGCGAGCCGCTTGGAGAGCTGCGGTGCGTTTGTCATAAATTTTCTTCGCTTCGCAGAGGGTCATGGAACCCTTGGCTATGCCGGTCTCTCCAACAACGAGGTTGATCATCTGACCTAAGAGCATGTCGAGCACCTTCTGAAATTCTTCAGGTGGAACGGTCTCGTTCTTGTACTTCTCAAAGCGATGTTCGTTGTAAGCCTCAAATGCGGCGGGCGACTTCGTGTCGGCCACGCCAGGTCCGCCACCGAAGGCATTTGGTGTGCCTTGGATAGCGTTTCCCACCTCAGCCACGTCCTCTTTCACGGGATCGCCAATAGACCCATCTTCCAAAACTGGAAATTCTTGGCGCGTGTAGGTAACGTTTGGTTGAGGGCGCCACTCCGCTGGAATGCCGAAAAAGTCAACGAGAAGCGGCTCAATGCCTCCCGCGCGCCAGACGAAATGTTGTTGCATCGTGCGCTTGACCTCCGAGACACCGTAGCCTTTAGGGCGATTCCTGCCCATCAGGTTGAACATGTGGTACTGGTTCTCGGTCAGCAAAATCGAAGTGTCAGGCCCCAGATCGTAGGCACGTTTGATGCTGTACCTCGGGTTGGTGGCCTCGCCGAACATTCCCAAAAGGAAAGTGTCCTGCTTGATCAGTCGTGATCCCTTGACGACGGTGACGTTGTTTGACTTCTTGAGTTCAACGCCTGGCAGCGGCTCGCCGTTGACCACTTCGTTCATCATATCGCAAACTTCTTTCGAGAGGTAGGTTGTCTCGTTGCGCGCAAGCCAGACGTACTTGTTGTGCGTGTTCGCCTGATACCTGGTGATGACGTTGTAGGTCGTGAAGGCCGCCTTGCCGAGGTGATCGATGTAAATGTATTCGTTCTCCGAGTAGTTCCACGGGCGTTGTTCCTCATAGGTCTCGCCACCAACTGCGGAGACGCGCTCGACGACCACGACTTGGCCACGCGCGTTCACAGTGTAGTACCACACAGAGTCCGTCCCGAACCCAGCAAGGGAATTGTATTCGGGGGTTACGATCACCATGTTCGAGCCAGCATACTTAGCAAAGCTGTTGATGCGCATGTCGTGATTGACCATGATGTACACCATGTCTTGCTCGAAACGGTCGTCAGGGTCCGGGTGCATGAGGTCCTTGATGTGACCGACACGTCGAATGCCCGATGCCCTCGCGTCGCGCTTGGACCCGCTCTTGCTTACATCGAAGCTGCGGAAACCTGCGCCGTGGAGAGCGTCATGCAACCCGGTGACGCCAACCCGTCGGCTGGCGCCCGCAGCAGCGTGGTCGCTGTCCGTGCTCTCGATAGCCTTCTTAGACGCCGCAGGTACGACGAATTTGCTGGCCAGTTGACGGAAGATGGAGTGGTCGCTAATGGTGGCGTCCTTTCTCGGTTTCTTTCTCGTCGTCTTCTCGAAAGCGTGGGACTGGGTCTCGCTCCGCATAATAGCAGAGACGACCCGCGACACCCGCTCCTCACCGT